CGAATTTCTTCCTTTGGAAACATAGCGCCGCTAGATTAGACTAGGTTCACCCCGCAAGTCATTTAATCACACAGCACAGCTATCCACTTTAAGTGAGAACGTTTTCCAAGATAAATAGGTGTTTCATTTCAGGATGTTCTTCGGACTCACCCAGCTACACGAAGTCCCTCAACGTGAAGTTAGGCCAGAGTTCACGACACATGTCGACCCCTTCATCGAAGAAGGTTTTAGAGCTTTAATGCTTTTAGGAACATTAGGTAAATTCACAGGCTGGTCCCGTAGTTATTATACTAAATCCGGTCATATGGAATCAATTCTTAAGTTCAACAAACGTATTATGCCGGAACCTACTACTGATGAATGGCAACAAGTTAAGCAAGAGTCTTTTGACTACTTTGCTAAACTACCACGCGTTAGCCCCTTTCCCGCGCTTGAGAAAGGAAGCTTTGACAAGGTTAAGTATCATTCAGGTACCTCCGCCGGATACGGATACACTGCTAATGTACAACCTTACGTCACGCATAAAGGCCCTATCAACGGTCCACAACATAAAAGAGCTAAAGGCATTGCTGCCAAGATCGTTTATGAGTGTAAGGCCATGCATGAGCATGGAGAATTCAACGATTATCTCGAAAGAGTACCCGATGATTCTACCCCAGATATAGCTTTTACTCGCACCCAGCTCGTCGAGCTACCGAATACTAAAATTAGGAACGTATTTGGAGAGTGCTTTCATTACGTGTTACTAGAAGGTTTATTTGCATGCCCCCTAATTGAAATGTTTATGCAACAAGACACTTTCTATTTCATTGGTAAGGACCCAGTTTTAGGAGTTCCAGATTTAATTAATCAATTGCCACCTCGAGACGAAGCTTATTATTTAAGCCTAGACTGGCAGCAATTTGATGCATCGGTTCAACCTTACGAGATTGACCTAGCTTTTGATTTGCTAGAATCAATTTTAGACTTTCCAGACCAAACCACACGTTTAATATTCAAGTATGTCCGTCGTCTTTTCATGAAACGAAAAGTCGTTACCCCAGACGGTCGCGTTATGATGCGTTACAGTGGCGTCCCTTCCGGAAGCTATTTCACACATCTTATTGACTCAATCGTTAATTGGATTCGCATGCGCTATTTATTCAAACGCTTTCGAATCGAATACGGAACACTTGTCACCCACGGTGATGATGGTTTTGCTGAATTGCTCAACTTTCATGACTGCCTATTGGAGATGGTAGATTATGCCAAAACCTTAGGATGGTATATCAAAGTCGAAAAGTCCCAGTTATTCAAGGACCGCTATCGGATTTCCTTTTTAGGACGGTCATCTAGACACGGCACGAATTATCGTGACGAAGATAGATGTTTAAGACTCATGTACTACCCTGAGTATCCCGTCTCTGATCCTCAAATCTCGATCGCTAGACTCAAAGCAATTGACGCTGATTCCGGATACCGCATCCCACTGATTCAGAATGTATATCACTACCTCGCCGCTAAATACGGAGACTATCAGATGGAGCTTCCCCGCGAATTTCGCCGATACTATGAGACTTACGTCGCGAACGTTTCGATTTAACGAAACTTTAATTAATACTTAATAAGTAATTTATTATTACATATTAACTCTTTCATTTGTCTACTTAGATAGTAGCAGACGAAACACCTATCCAACCCTTTTCGCTGGGGTTCTAACTTA